ATGGGTGAGAAGCTGGATAAGTTTTTGAAATCCCGCGGGTTGTCGCCAGACACAAAGCCGGGCGATGGATCATGGGGTGCCAACATCAGCCATGAGCCAATGACGATCAAGCCGGCGACGGGTGACGGCGTGGTGACAGGGCGCGCTCTGCTGTTGGACTTTCGAGGCAAGCGGTTTGCTAGGCGCGGCAAGATTGAACGTCCAATGTCTTTGTTCGTAATGCTTTTCAGGGCTGCGATAGACGACGGGAAGCGGCGAGGGGTGGTTAATCCGAAGGTTGATGACGAGGAATGGATGGCGCAGTTGGAGGGCGCGAATAAACAGATAGATACCCCGGTACAGCGGGGTCCCGCGAATTTCTAGCGGCTTGACGCGCTGCTTCGCGCGGGATTACAATGTGCGTTAATTTATAAAAATAGGACACCGCCAACCAGCCATGCCAAAAAAAACCTTAGCCGACGTTGCCAAACTCCACGGCATCACCCGCGACCAACTCAACGCAGCCCGGTCCAAAGGCGTCAACCCGTGGAATGAAAAGGAGATGGCCGCGCATTTGAAGACCGTCCGCCACAGGATCAAGCCGAACGCGAAGCTGGCCGGCGGAACGCTTGCGGCGAAGGCTCGAACACTTGAAGAAATGGAGGCCGCGCTTGCCGCAACTCAAGACGCATCCATGACCAAGATCCTCGTCGCCAAGATAGGAGGCATGGAAAAGGCGGCGAAGGCGCAGGCTTTCCGGCGCGACTTAATCCCCATCGGAGAGGTCAAGGACAACATCGTCAAGATGGTTTCTGCTGCCAGGGCGGAACTCCTCAAGCTGGCCTCCGACCTTCCGCCGCAGTTGGCCGGATCCACTGCGCCGGAACTCCAAAAGAAGCTCAGGGCTGAAATCGTCGCAATTCTAACCCGCCTGTCAGATGATTGCGAAGCAGTGTACTAACCCGGTCATGGCCGGTGCGAAGCTGGCATGGAGGCCACCGACATCACTCACGCCATGGAAGTGGGCAGAGAAAAACGTGACGCTGCAAAACTCGTCACGCTCTAGCAAGTTCCGCGTATCAGAAACACCTTGGCTGATGGGGCCGATGGAATGCGCGTCCGACCCTGAGATATTCGTGGTTTGCCTCCTCGCCCCAACCGGCTCCGGCAAATCAACGATGGCGGAAGCTTTAATTTCCTACATCGTCTGTGAAGATCCCGGTCCGCTCATGTACGCCTCGCAAAACGACAAAGACGCATCGTTTTGGGCAGAGACGAGGCTTGTTCCAACGCTGAAAAAATGTCCGGCGATGGATGGTCTTTGGAGCGATGACCGCAATAAAACGCGCAAGACTGAGATCATTTTGCCACACATGCCAATCGTTGTTGAAGGGGCGAACATTTCCAACTTTCAGGAAAAGTCATGCCGATGGCTGTACGGTGACGAGGTATGGAAATGGGCCGCCGGCCTGATTCGAGAATTCAAGGCGCGCGACCATAACCGATGGAACCGAAAAATGTATCTGGTTGCGCAGGGCGGATTCGTAGATAGCGAGTGGGATGGAGAATGGAAAAAGACCGACATGGCGGACTTTTCATGGCTGTGCCAATCCTGCAAAACCCCGCAAATCTATTCATGGGACTCACTCCGCTACGACACGATAAAGCGCGAAGACGGAACCATAGACGAGCAATCGACCAGCGAGACGGCTCGGATTGAATGCATCTATTGCCGTGAGCAGTACGCCGACACCAGCATCCAGCGCCGCAAGCTCGCAATGTCCAACATTGGCAACGGGAATAAAGGATACATCCCGCGCGACAATCCAGAGGCTTTGACCGGCTATCGTGGCTTCCACGTTGATTCCCTCGCATTGTTTGATGTTCCATGGTCACAAGAAGTCCTTGGTTTTCTGGAAGCGCAGCGTCTCTTGAAGCAAGGTCTAACCGACAAGCTTAGGCAGTGGAAGCAGAAGCGTCGCGCGCAATTCTGGTCGGATGACATGGCGGATACAAAGGTTTCGCTTTCCCGCTCATCCGATTACTCAAAGCTGGATTGCGAAAACGGCGCGCCGATAGAAAACGAGTCCGCAAGATTTATGACGGCGGATGTCGGCGGCGACCATTTCTGGATCGTGGTGCAAGCATGGAAGCAAGGCGGGGCCAGCAAGATACTTTACGAAGGGTTTGTTCCGTCCGACGGCAAAGATGAGGACGAGCTTTGCCGGATGCGTGAAAAATACAACGTCCCACCGCGGCAAGTCCTGATAGACATTGGCTACGAGCAAGACCGGATATTCGACCTTTGCGCCAAGCATGACTGGACCGGTGTTAAGGGCGAAGGTCAAAAGAGATCGTTCCCGCACAGGCGCAAGGATGGCAAGATCATTGAAAAGCTTTACTCCAAGAATCAATACGCGCGGTCGAAGTCGGGCCCGATAGTCCGCTATGTGTTCCTCGCCACAAATCCTATCAAGGACATCGCGCACCGCATCCTGATTGGCGAAGCCGCTGAAATAGAGTTGCCATCTGACCTATCGAAAACATTCGAGAATCACACGCAGGCGGAACGGCGGGAGATGGCGAAGTCACAAAAGACGGGGCAGGAATACAGCGTTTGGGTCACGAAGAACCGTAAAAACCACCTTTGGGATTGCCTTGTCTATCAGGTTGGAGCCGCGTTGATATTCGGAATATTCAAGGATTCAGACGACGCCTAGCCGTCTTTTTGACATTCGCCCGCCATAAAATAACCTTGGTGCGTGGCTTTGTTCGACACCGCGCGCTCCATCTATCTGGCAATCTGCGACGATCCGCAGGCGATTTCCGCCGTTAGGACCGAGCGCGCATCGCTTGCGCTTGCCATTGCCACCGATCCGAACGGCGCTGTCCATGTGACAAGCGCGACTATGAACGGCCAGACCTTCATGGCCACGAACAGCCTCAAGCCTACCGAACGTCTCCGCGTCCTTGCGCTCGTCTGCTCAATGGCAGATGCCGGCGCCGTGCCTAGCAAAACTGTCGAACTGTATTTCCCGTAATGGCTACAAGCACCATACTCGACCGATACGGCTACCCCTACAAGTACGCGCAAGGGGCGATTCAGGACAGCCGCAAGGGTCCTGTCTATCCTGTTAGGTCAGACGATATTGACTCGCTCATTCCGGTCAACGACCTGCGGACGCTGCGCCATCTATCTGCAATGCTCTATCAAAACATGGGCGTTCCGAAAGGCTGCCTTGATCAGATCGCAAGCTACTCGGTTGGCGAGGCGTTCCTTCCTACCTACACTGGCATCTCAGACTTTGCCGACGGCAAGCTCATTGCCAACCGGATGCGGGCGCTGTGGTTTCCGAATTGCACAACGCTGGGCGGGCCGTTCGACTGGTGGAAATTGTTAGAACTTACCAGCGTCGCAATCGACCGTGACGGCGACAACTTCTGGCTGTTTGTCAAAGGCAAGGATAATTTCCCAAGGGTTCAGATCGTGCCCGCCAACCGATGCGGCAGCGCGGATGATTCCGGCTCGGGAAAGGTTTCGAAAGGCGCGTACAAGGACTTAAAGATTTTTGACGGGGTAATCAAGTGGCCTGGTGGCAGGCCGGCTGCGTACCGTATTCTAACCAGCGACGACTTCAAGCAATATCAGGATGTTCCGGCAGAGTCCTGCGTCCACAATTTCGACCCCGACTACTGCGACCAATCGCGAGGCATTCCGAAATTCACACACGCCATTCAAGATTTGATTTCCTGCATTTCGAGCAACTCCGACGAACGCGTTAGAATGCAGCTAATCAGCCGCATGTATCTAACGATCTTCAATGAGTCTGGCGGGCCCGATGTGGACGATCCCGGCTACACGATGCGGGACGCTAACCCGCGTGAAGGAACGCCGGGAATGACCGTCAAGGACATCCCTGGAGGCGTGACCTACATGACCGCCGGAACCGGTGAAAAGATGGAGCAGGTCAAACACGACAATCCGGGCGACATCTGGAACACCTATCAAGACAGGCTTATCCGCATGGCGATTGTCGGCGCGAAGTGGTCATACTCCATGTGGAAGCCGAGCGGCCAAGGCACCGCCGAACGTGGCGAGGTTGTCAAGATGCGTGACACGGTGCGCTCACGGCATCGCCTGTTGCGCCGTTCAGCCGGCCGTGCAATGTCGTGGGCGTATTCAATTTTCAACATCAACGGCATCATGCCGGAACTCGACCATCCCTTCTCATGGTCATTCTCGAAGCCTCCGCGCCTATCCGTTGACGACGGGCGCGAAAGCAAGATGGAGCTTGAGGAGTGGCGGGCAGGCGTCCGCAACACTGACGAAATCCTTGAAGCGCGCGGAATGACAACCGATGAATTTGACGAGCGCCGCGCGCGAATCATCGCCAACCGCAAGGTGACGGCCCGCCGCATTTCCGAGGAGGTGAGCAAGTCAAGCGGATATGAGATCCAAGTCGAGGACCGTGAAATGGCAATGCTTACGCCTAACGAAGTCGCGCAAGTCGAGCCACTGGAAGAAACCAAACCACCTAACGAAGATGAAGATTCTACGGATTGAAAACAAGGCCGCCAAGGTCAAGCTCGACGATACTGTCGATGAATACAGCCGCAAGCTGTTGCAGCAAGAGATTGCCAAGACCTACGGCAGCGCGAACGCTGGCAACGTCGCTGCGTTTGGCGAGATCACCAACTGCGTCGAGAACGCAATCGACACGCTCGATATTGAAATCAACTCCCCTGGCGGCGACGTCTTTGACGGCTTTGTGATTTACAACGAGTTGCTGGCACTCCGCGCCCGCGGCGTGCATGTCACCGCCACAATCAATGCGCTGGCAGCCAGCATGGGCAGCGTAATCGCTATGGCCGCCGACGTTGTGCGCATCGTTCCTAACGGGCGCATGATGATCCACGAAGCAAGCGGCGGCATGCGTGGCAATGCCAACGACATGTCCCGCATGGCAAAGGTGCTTGACGATATTTCCAACGAGATTGCCGGGATCTACGCTGGCAAGAACGGCAAGACGGTCGAGGAAATGCGCGCGCTGATGATGCAAGAGACATGGCTAACGGCGCAAGCCGCGATTGACCTTGGCTTGGTCGATCACTTTTTTGACATTCGCCAGACTGGAAATAAGATAGAAGCACAAACCGAAAACAGCATGATCGATTACATTAACCGCTTGTCTAACCCGTCCGCGAAAGAATCGCTTGAGCGCATCACCGCGCTTGAGGCGTCCATCGCCTCCATGGAAACGGAACACGCCGCCGCTTTGGTTGATCGTGACGCCGCTATCGCATCGCGAGACACGCTGATTGCGGAACATGTTGCAACCATCGCCACCGCCAACGCTGCGCTTGCGGAGATTCCTGCCATCCGCGCTGAACTCGTCACCGCTGTCGCGACCATCGCGGAGCGTGACACGGCCATCGCCGCGCATGCTGCGCAACTTGAAGCGGCTGAATCCAGTGCAATGGCGAAGGCGATCGCAATCGCCGCCGCTGCCGGCATTGAGCTTCCCATCGATGTTTCCGACAAGGTGGAAAAGCCCAACATCCTCGCCAAGCTCAACGCGCTGACCGGCGCCGAACGCACCAAGTTCTACGGCGAAAATGAACAGGAAATCAAATCGGCTCTCCTCACCAAATAATCTCCAACCAAACTAACTGACCACCATGTCTACTATCGCATTCAATGACACAATCTTCGCCCAGGAAGCGCTCAAGGCTTTCACCGCAACCCTCACCCCGCTGCGCGCATTCAGCCGCTCGCTTGACGACGTTGCAAAGAACGTCGGAGACGCAATCATCGTCCCGTTCATTTCCGCCGCGACGGCAACCACCTTCAACGTCACCTCTGCCAACTACCAGACCGGAGGCGGCGAAGTGACGCACAACACGGTCAATCTAACGTCGCACAAGATTTGCACGTTCGATATTTCCGACTTGCAGGCCGCTAATTCCAGCGGTGCGCGCTTCGACCAGCTTGCCCAACAGGCGGGCCGCGCGCTTGGCTCGCTGGTGCTCACCGACATCTGGAAGCTCATCACTGTCGCCAACTTTGGCGCGGCGACGTTGACCACCTCCGAGGCATCCTACACGCTAGCTCAAATCATCGCGCTTCGCACCGCGCTCGCCGGCCGCAATGTCGATGTCTCGCCCGGCATGTGCGCGATGCTCTATAACACGGTTATCGGCGGCACACTGCTTGGCAGCACCAACGTCCTGCAAGCCTACGCCATCGGCGACAACACTCCGGTGCGCCAAGGCACGCTGGGCCGCCTGGTTGGTTTCGACACCTACGAAACCAACATCATGCCGACCGCCGCCGCGACTTCGCTGGTTGCCTTCGCCTGCCACCCCGACGCCATCAGCATCGCGATGCGCTACCTTGAGCCGCTGGATGCCAGCATGTATCTCGGGGTTGAGCGCGTGGCCGATGATTCCGGCATCGTGATGGGCTATCGCCGCAGCTATGACGCCGCCACTGGCAAAATGTACGGCGCGTTTGAATGTCTCTACGGCACCGCGACCGGCTTGACCCTTGGCCTTGTCCACTGCACCAAGCCGTAACCTTTCGGGGGTTGTTCATGTTCCGCCGCGTCCTTCACAGGGCGCGGCGGTTTTTTGTTTTCGCGCTTGCCAAACCCAAGCCGTCTGACAAACTCCGCGCATGACAAAGAAATTATCGCTGTGCGTGATTGCTGGAAACGTCGAGAAATACATCCATCGCTTTCTCGAACAGTTCGGGCCGCTGGCGGATGAGATCATAGTTGTTGGCGCGATCGGCCACCTG